AGAAATATCAAGCAACAACTTCATAAGGAGCGTATCCCTCTTTCAAAATTTACGAATTCGAAAGCGAAAGAGGTGCTCAAAAAATTGGGATATAATAAATATTACGAGCATATTCCCTTTATTAAAGACAAACTTGGTATTAAACCGCCGATTATGACACCGGAGTTAGAAGAGACGTTGTGTAATCTTTTTATGGAGATACAGGGACCGTATGCGAAATTTTGCCCGGATGACCGTGTGAATTTTTTGAATTATTACTATACGGTTTATAAACTGTGCGAACTTCTGGAGAAGACCGAATTTCTTTCTTATTTTCCGATGTTGAAAGATAAAGAGAAGAGGATAGAACAGGATGATATATGGAAGAAAATTTGCGAGGAGTTGAACTGGGTGTTTATCCCGACTCAGTAGGTTGTGGTTGTGGCGGTAGTGGTGCGTTGTTTATCGGTTTCTTCGTTTCACTGCAGTTTTTCTTCGTTTCATCGTATTTCTTATTCTTCTATTTCGTCGCTTTTTTACTTTAAACTTTCGGCGAGTTTTGCCGCCGCCTCCGCGTGGAGGGGTTCTTGATCTTGGTCTTGAAGATACTCTAGCTTCTCTTCCAAGTATATATAAATCACCGCCTGGAAAATAGTCACAATAAGGTGTGTATTGTTTTTTATCATTAACAGCGTGGGGGGTTCCCAATTCTGACTCATTAACATGTATAGTTTCATTATTAGAAGTTATTTCTTTATCATCATAACCGTAAAGTTTATACCAAAATGTATACTTATCATTATCTTTATATTTATAAATTCTACAATAATATGGTTCTGCTGTATTAAAATTAGGAGCTCCTTTCATTAACGGTAATATAATAGAACCAGCACTGCAATGCAAAAAAGATGTATTTTGTAGTTTTTGTGAGTGAAATGGACCCGAGCGCATAGAATCAAAATGAGAATCACAATTTTTTTTATTTCTAAAATAACCCCTGTATGTCGTATTACCTATAGTAACATGAACAAATAACCGTTTGCCATTAGGTTCTTTTCCATCCCAAACATCAATTTTTCCATTTCCATCTATCATAAATATTTTTGCTAGTTTTACATTAGGTTCTGGTCTTGGTTGTAGTAATAGAGGTAAAGGTCCACTCGCACTAACACCACTATCCTGACTCATAATAATATTTATATCAATTAAAGAATAACCTTCTATAAAGTAAGTAACGATTATTTATTATTTACATAATAAAATATAAATAGTAAATATTATCCACATAGTTTCTAAATAAACGCTTTAATTTAAAAATTTAAAATTTTAAATCATCAAGTGTTTAAAGTTTAAGAGGGGTGGGGAAACCAACAAGGTTAGCACCAATACCGAAACCAGCACCTGTTCTAGCAGAAACAGCTAAAGTGGGGACATAAACATCCAAAATGGCGAAGGTGGCGGCTGCTACAAGAGAAATCAACGCAATTTCGTCTAATTTAAGAGAGCGAGATGGTATAGAGTAAGCAACTATCGCGACACAAAGACCTTCGATAATATACTTAATAAAGCGCTTAAAAAGCTCACTAAAGTCAAGTGTTCCGTACATTATAAATATAATGTAGAAAAAAATATTAGTTTATTAGTTTATTAGTTTATTAGTTTATTAAAATTAATAAAATAAAGTAAGCATACAATTTATAAATTAATAAATGGTAAACTTACTTAAAATAATTATTTAATTATATAATATAATGTCCGAAACAAATAGTTTGCCAAAGGGAGTTACTCCTAAATATTTACCCGATGGAAAAGAAAATCCTAAATATGTCGATTTATTGGAAGAAGATAAACCAATCGCCGGTCAAAAATTCGTATGTCTTTCATTCGTTTCCCCGGAACATATTATCAAACAAAAGGAGCAGTTTTTGTTCGAAGAGTTTGTGAAGCAGTGGGACTACAAAAAGTCAATGGAAAAATTTACCCAGTTTCTCAACTTTGTATCATTTAAGTATTCTCTTTCTTTCGATAAACTTACTGCAGACTTCCAGGAGTTTACAAAGGAAGAAGGCGAGGCGATTCGCGCAACATCGGCAACGCTAATTAGCGACGACTATAAAACATTTTTGGATAATAATGAAGACGAACTTGAGCAGAAATTCGGCGAAAAACACGGGTTCCAAACATCTACGAGAGGCATCAAAGTGCGCGGCGTTTTTGCTACACAAGGCGAGGCAGAACTTCGCTGTAAATTGTTGCGCGAGGTCGACCCCAATCACGATATTTATGTAGGGCAAGTTGGTATGTGGGTTCCTTTTCATCCGGAGGCATACAAGACGGGACGTGTCGAGTACATGGAAGAGACTCTCAATCAACTTATGTCCGATAAAAAGAAGAATGAAGAGACTGCAAAACAGGAATTTGATAAACGTGTGCGCGAAGCTAGACAGAAGGCAATCGAAGAGAATATGAAGAAGGCGGAGGAGTCTGGCAATAAACTTACTCAGACCATTAATGCGGATGGGGAGTTGGTTGGTATTTCAAATGCTGCGAACTTTGATGGTTTGGATGAGGATTCAACGATTGATGATATTAAGAAGAGCATGTTTGAGGCTGAGAATGTTGTTCTTGATAAGAACAGCGACCATGGTTTGTCGAAACTGACACATTTTGAGAATTAAGATGGGAACCGACGTAAAATAATCGAAATAATCGAAATAAACAAAATAAACGTTTTACCTATTAAATATTATATGTTAAATATTATATGTCACTAATATATAATATTTGCTTTTTAATTGGCATGAATAAAAAGGTAAAACAATATGTAGTAAGTAACTATTTCAAATCATTTAATAGTGGTAATGTATTTATTAACTTGGTTTGTTTATTATTCATTATAGCTGCTATTATTATATGCATGTATTTCTTATATAGGGCGATATCGAATGCATTATATATGTATAGGTTAAAGACTGATTTTTATAAATTACAGGATATGGAAATAAATGTTAAAAACTATAATGTACTATATTTGGAAGAACTTGAAAAAAAATATATAATGAATAAAAAAAAAATATTTAAAAAACCAAATGCCGAATTTAAAAATAAAAACGCAATTGGTATGACTACTGACAAATATATTGTAGTAGACTTTGATACTAAGAAAGGTGCCAAAAGTGCTGATTTTTTAATTGATAAAATGCCAAAAGATACTGTTTGTGAAAAAACACCAAATGGTTATCATTACTATTTTGAAAATGATACGGGAAAACCAGTATATACATATGTTCAGGTATCTATCAATAAAGTGAAATATTCTTTGGATATTTTAGGTTTTGATACTATTATTACAATGTCACCGTCGGTAGTAGATGGAAAAAAATATTATTGGATAAATAGTATTTTTACACATACTCCTGCAAAGTTATCTGAAAATAAATGGATACTTGATTTAATAAAAGATGAAACACCTTTTTTTAAAAGATTTGACAGTATCAACATGTCATTGAAAATTAATAATGCTTTTATAATCATAGATAATTTAAATATTGAAAATAATATTAGGTTTGCGTTTGGTGCAATAAAGGAATATTCTGTAAAAATGAAATTGTTAAATGGTGTTATATACGTATATGATGACAACTACTATTTTTTGACGAGAGGTAGTTTTAGTAAATACAAGAATAAGAAATATATGATAGAAAAACTAAAAAATGTTATTACCAAAATTAATCCATCGTGTATTATAGATTTATCTATTATAAATAGCAACTATTTTAAACCCGAACATATTTTTCATATGACATCGTGTGTTATACATAATGATTTTAAAAATTATAAATACAATTCTGAATTCCCGAACTATATTGAATGCACCGACATATATAAAAAAACAAAATATCTAATCAAGGATACTATTACCATAAATAATTCTAATAAATATACAAATTCTAATAATAAAAAAATAAATAACTTAATAACGTCGAATACATCTAACATATCTGAAGCAAGTAATGTTAATAAAATATTCACAGGTCCGGAAAGTATTTATATAACATTTTTACTTTCAAATTATTTTAGTATACCATGTGTAACATTAGGAGTTACTTATGACGAACAAAGTGATTTTAGTAACTCGAATAAAAAGTTAAAGAAAGTTTCAGATAAAATTATAAATACTATGTTTTCGTTATTTTAAAATAACACAAAGTGATGCAAAATAATATAAATACATTTTATAATTTATAGTATAAAATATAAAGTATAAAAGTACAAAGTATAAAAAACAAAATGAATAAAGAAGAACAACAAGTCAACCGAGTAGAACAAATGAAAAAAATTCAAAGTGAGGCGCTAGAGTTATTTACCAAAAAAAATATTGATTATGGTGACGCATTTGCAAAATACGGAGTTATCGGAGTTTTAATGAGGATAGAAGATAAACTACAGCGTTCTATGTCTATAACAAAAAATGGTGTAAACTTAATAAGCGACGAAGGGATTAGAGATACACTAATTGATTTACATAACTACGCCGCAATGGCGCTAATGTTATTAGATGAATAGTAGAATAGTCGAATAGTAGAATAGTCGAATAGTCGAATAGTCGACTAACCAGTTTTTGAAATATTACTACCACTTATTTTTATTCACCTTGATTTTCGGACCTTGACCTTTACGTTTAATATTTGCAGGGTCGTATTGTTCTTCCTCATCATCCGAGTGAATATCTTTCGACATTTCCCAGAATTCTTTCGCCCCCAGTTTAAACGGACCATGTGTCTGTGCCTTATACCAAAATATCTGGTCGTGTAACTTATTCGATTTCGCATTGTTATTAATTACTAAACATTCGTAGTTTTCAGTACACTGGTCCATCACCTGGCAAAAACTTTCAAATGTCGGAAACATACCAGCGTAATTCTCATAGATTCTTTTACGATTCCCAATATATGGCTCACGTAAAATAAAAACATAGTCAATATTGGTTCGCAAATTGGGCGGAATACCTAGAGGATACTGCATTGTAATTACCAGCATGATTTTCCAGTGACGACCGTTCATAAAAAGTAAACGCATCATGACATCTTTGGTCCACTTATTGTCGAAAAGACAGTCATCCAGTACCACAAATGTTCGCGGGTCAATTGTGCTTCTTTTATACGACTCTATCTCTTTTTTCATCTGTTTTAATACGGCTTTTTGGCGTTTTAAAATATTTTCAATAATCGCTGTATTATAAGCATCGTGAATAAATAACTTGGGAACATGCTCTCCGAAAAACCCGTTCCCTGCTTCTGTGCCGGATATAACAGTGCCGATAGGGATATCTTGATGATAATACATTAAGTCTTTTACTAAAAAAATTTTACCAGTATCACGACGTCCAATAAGAACAATGACGGGTCCTTTATTTTCGTCGGGTCTAAAACTAATTGACCTCATATCAAATTTTGCTAATTCTAAACCTACACTCATTGTTTGTATGTTTTATATATATTTACTTATTTATACTATATATTAAAAAATATATAATTTACAAACGCATATTTAGTATTTAGTTGCATATTTAGTATTTAGTTGCATATTTAGTATTTTTATTAGTTTAAAAAGTAATAAAAATATGTATTTAATTAATTAAGTAATCGACGATGGAGATTTGCGACGACCAGCCTATTTTTGGAGAAAGTACATTTTCTTTAAACTATAGAAAACTCAACAATCGTGATTTTTTTGCTTCTTTAGAAGAATCGGAACTTGGTATTGTAAATAGTAAAAACTATATGCCTATTTACGAGAATTATTTTAATTTAAATGAGACAAACTATAATTCCATCAACTTGAACCAGCGTTTTTATGTATCCGCTTTATCGGGCGTCGTTGATAAAAATAATATACAGGCTGCTGTTGTGGATGCTTTTAAAAGCACTTCCGAATCTTTAACGATTCTTCATAAACCGATTTTTATTAAATTTTCTCCTTTGATTGATCCCGTTAAATATATGTTGGGAAAATATGAAAATTTAAATGTAAATGGCGATATTTTAGATATTCCGGTTCTATCGAAACTTGAGAGAAAGGGGCTATTAAAAGCAAATGATAAAAATAATGCAGCATATGTCGATGCTTTTTTTTCATATTTATCGAGTCAAGTTTTAAACTGTCACGACTTTATTCATGGTCTTAATTTCTATGGTTCTTTCAATGCTATTAAAAATGATTTTTATTATAATGTAATTGATGATATAGAATGTCTGGATAAAAATCCTTATTTTAATAAGAATAAGAATATTCTTTTTGAAATCGAAGATATTGAATTTTCCGATGACGATGGCGATGACGGTGGCGATGACGATGGCGATGATGACGAAGATAGTGGTC